AATGTCGCCAACTGAACCCTTTCCAGCACCAATGAAACCAACGAGACCTATCAGACCGAGTGATTGACGCATGATATTCCTTTCAACGGCACGAGGTCGGAGCGAACCCTCCACCAAATAATTGAACGAGCACTAAACGACGCTGTGTGTCTTTCACTGTGTTTCTGTTAAATCCCCCCAATGTTCTTGCCGACAGTTCCATCCACTCTTCATAGAGGTCGCACATCTTGTCGTTGACGGTTGACGACACGCCGGGGGGTGTTATCACTGCGTCAGCAACGACCGGAGGCAAATATGTCCGTGTGGGGGCTACGGTGACCTTGGGAAGCGAAACGGGGGTACACTTCCGATCTGTCTTGTTTGTATAGGTAACCGTTCCGTCTTTTTCGGTACACGCCTGGAAGGTGTCAGCGGCGAACGCATTCCACGCGAGCGCAAGAATTCCAACTACAAAAAATCCGAGTAGCATACGTTTGAGATACTTCATGTTAGAGTCTCCCGGTCAAATCCGCAATCTTCGCCATATTACCGGTAAAGGCGTAGGTGCCGACATGCTGCGTTTGAACCCATGGGCACAACCAGATGTGTCCACCAATCGCACGGTACCACTGGCAGAACATATAATCCTCAGAGAGGTATCGTTCGCTTGCGGGATCGATCACGGTATCGAAGTACGCATGAATGTAGCGCGAGCCGTCAAAGTTTTTCTGCCCCACGTGGTCTGGTTTGTATTTGAGTTGTGGATACGCCTCGGCAAACTTTGCGAATACCTCGCGTTTCACGAGAAAGTATCCTGTGCCAATCTCCATGACCTCTAATGGTTCAGAGACCTGAAACTTTTCGGTACCCTTGACCACATTGAACACATAGTCACCAACCACGTTCTCAAGTTCCTTGGGGTCAAGCTCTGGATGATTGCGAGCCGCCGTAGCAATGTTATGCCAGTTCATTGCTTTCTTAGGATACGGCGCGCCGATCACGTCCTTGTCCAACGCGAGCATGGCAATAATGTCCTGCGGATTGAAGTGAATGTCGGCATCAATAAACAGGAGGTGGGTGAAGTCGGTGCGGAGGAATTCGTCAACGAGGTAATTGCGGGCCCTGGTAATTAGCGATTCGTTGAAGATGAATGAGAATCTTGAGGGAATTCCGTACTGCTGAAAAATCGTCTGCAGGTCCAGACAACTCTTCATGTACATCCCCGTGCATTGCCCGCCGTACATCGGGGTAGCGATGAAGATTTTGTTCTTTCTCAGTTGCTCTATGTCAATTTTTATTTCCATTTCACCCTCCGTGGAATAATCTATTCATAGTAGTATATAGTCATCTTTTTAGACGGGTTTATCTATCTGATAGATGGATATTCCCGCCTCACGGAGCATCATTTCGCTGATGTGCGCCATTTCCTGCCAACGTGTTTGTGTCTCACCTTTCCATCCGATCACTCGTCTGATACCTGATTGAATTACCGACTTGCAGCATTCTGGGCAGACATTGGGAACCATAAGGGTAGGCCAGACATAGATGCTACAGTCACGAACGGAACCTGTGGCATTGAGAATGGCGTTGACCTCAGCGTGAACCACGAGTTTGTACTTGAGTTCTCGGTCTGCGTACCGTTCTGGTGTGTCTTTGACCCCACGAGGAAACCCATTGTAACCCATGCCACGAACGACCCTGTTGTGGTCGACGATCACTGCACCAACTTTTGTGCTCGGGTCTTTGCTCCATTGGGCATAGAATTGCGCGAGTTCAAGGAACCGAATATCCCACTTGCGGAGTTCATCGAGTACCACAGACACCTCCAAAACCGGACGAAAGCGGAGGCCCCCGTAAAGAGGACCTCCGCATGAAAGGACAGAAACGAACTATGGATTAGTTCGCGCCCTTTGCAGAAACTCCGCGCATATCACACTGGGCGACGAATGCGGCAGAAGGACGGCCCAAGCGATAAATCGCCACTGGGCTGCCATCACCACGATGCTTCGTGTTGGTGTAGATTGCATAACCCTCAGCGCGAAGCTGAGAAATTACGGTTGACACGTTTTGGATACCAAAACGTGACTGCGCTTGCTTGACACTAAGGGTGTTGTACCCCGTGGTCTTCGACAAGAACGCAAGGATGCGTGACTTTGCAGAAACATGACTCATAAAAACCTCACAATAACTGGGTCGAAAAAAAGAGGTCGACCCTTCCCCTATGCTGGTTTCAAAGAACCTTGCACGATTGAGGGACTATGATAACATAAATCAAGCCCCATGTCAAGAACTATCTCGCTACCATGATACATTGCGGTAGACTTGTTTCAGGACGCGAAAAGGGCGCCCCTGTGGGAGCGCCCCCGTCCTTGCTATGTGGTAGACTTAGATAGTCTGGTTGGTTACCGTGTTTGGATCTTCCGGCGTAGCTTCCGGGTCCGTGTTCATCGTGTTCGGTAGAACAATTGTCGCGTCCACTTTGGAATAGAGGTCGATAAACGACTTTTTGGTTTCCTCATCGAAACGATTCAAGCAATATGTGATCGCTTTCAGTCGGTCCCCGTTGAAAATGGGATACGCTCGGGCAATGTGAACGAGTCTGCGGGTCGAAATAACCTCGCTGGTCGCACCCTCTTCGTCATACGCTTTGCGAATTGTGGAAGCCCAGATCACAAGGTGATTGGCAAACTCATCGTCGCCTCGCCCCGCGGTCTCAAGTTCCTTCTTGATAATCTTCCGCTCAACCACACTCGGAGCCCACTCTTGCTCGAAAGTAATCGGGAATCGTTCAAGAAACGCTTCATTGAGAACGTTGGTGAACATATAGCGTCCATCCTCGGAGCCCTTGCCCTTGGTGTTCGCGGTCGCAATAATTTGAAATCCCGGCGCGGGGGTGACAATCTCACCCTTTTTCTTGAGCAAGAACGGTTTCCCTTCCAAGACTCTCTGGAGGCACGAAAGATTTTGGGCACCATAGTCAATTTCATCGATGCACAATACAGCACCACGGCGAGCGGCGACTGTTACAACCCCGTCACGCCAGACCATCTGGTTGTCGATGAGAATGTAGTTACCGAGCAGGTCGCCCTCATCGGTCTCAGGGGTCATAGACACACACACATATTCACGCCCTAAAAGAGCGCAGACTTGTTCGACGGACATAGACTTTCCATTGCCTGAGGGTCCCGTAATGAACACAGGGTAGAATTGACGGGAAACGATAATAGACTTGAGGTCCTCAAAGTTTCCGAAAGGCACGTAGTTTTTATACTTAGCTGGAACGATGCCCTGGTCCTCGATGTCAGTTATGACCGAGACAACTCTAGGCTTCGGTTTGGGGGTGCCCACGAGGGGCTGAAAATTCACTGCGGTTTCCGGCTCAACCTTATCGACCTTGGGGGCCACATACGCTGAAGCGGTTGTTGAGGAAGGATTATACGGCACATGGAATTGGCCGCGCCCCGCACGGTTCGCGGCGTCCTTGGTGAACCACTGGGGTTCTTTGAGGTCGTTCGCCTCGCACAGGTCGAGCAATTCACGGGTCGTGATTATTGTTTTCCCGGTTGCAATCAACAGGGCTAGAAATTTTTCGCGGGATTCACTACGGGCTGACATTATCGGGCACTCCTAAAAAGGTTGGTTTGATACTCTCTACACTATAATTATAGCATAAACCGGGGTTTTGTCAAGTTCCTGAACCCTAGATTAGAGACTTTTAATGTCCATTTTTGAACACTAAATCGACCCCCGCAAAGGGTCCAGGAGGGTCGATAGATAGGGCACCAATGTCTCAGCATACCCGCTCTTTTCGGACCCCCTGGAGGGCATTCTAGACGCTCATAAGTTCGATGAAACGATTCACAAGAACCCGTGACACTCTGCGCTTCTGGTGTACCTTTTTGAAGGCGGTCAGGAGGCGGTGCGGGGTCCACTTGTTTCCGGCGGCGGTCATCGTGGCATTGCTGGTTTTCAATTCCGCTGATCCAGGGATAAAATAGAATCGCGTATATCCATCAGAGTAGGATTCGAGAAATTTCTTCTCGATTACTTCTTTACAAAGTTGGTCCAATAAAATGACTTGGTCGCCGGCAGGCTTGTCGGAATACCCCAGGGTTTTCATTCTGATTCCCTGCTTGTTCTGGTATAGTCCGAGGATTCCGCGCTTCGCAGACTTTGCGGTGTTCCCGGCAATATAGAATCCAAAGACTCCGCAATGAGCGGTCATCTGGACCCACTTCATTAGGGCAATCGTGATTCCACGATATTCTCTAGGCACGTCAATGTGAAGGTGTTCCTTCTGGTCGATCAGCGTGACTCGGTTATAATTCGCGTCAAAGACTTTGGTATTGAAGCGATGTTGTTCGTTCAGACCATAGACATTTCGGTTCCCATCAGAATCCCCGTCATGGACCACGATAGCATTCACGATATCCAGGCGATGCGCTTTCTTGAAATTCCTGATAATGTCTCGCAGCCCGATCAACGCTTCATTGAGCGGGGTCGAACCCATGCGCTCATGGTCGGGAACACTGGCCCCGAACTGTCGGCTGAATCCGTTGACCAACATCAGGTGGTTGGTGATCGCTTGCGTAAATTCATGAGCGGGCATCTTGGAATTGAACATTTCCCGAAGGTCAATGTTACCCATGACCATTTCACCCTCTTTCTTGCTATAGGGCTTCAGGGGGTTCGGTGAGTGTTGTTCGCGTCCAGGAAAATCGTGATTACGAGCGGCACCCGAATTGTCGGTGAAACTGTAGGCGACGAAAGGGATATTGACTTTTCTACAGAAGAGCGCCATGACCAAAATCTGTTCCATGGCCGCTTCGATATGGTCCGACATGGACCCAGACTTGTCGAGAATCAACACGAGCCCATGCGACTTGCCCTTGTGAACGATCATCAGTTTTTTGAACATGTGATCTTCAAGCATATAGGTCGCAAGCTTGTTGATATTGATATCACCCGAATCGGCAATCTTTGCTTTCGCATAGGACCGCGCGGCCTTTTTCATTTCAAATTCTTTGGCAAGCAGCGAGATATAATCATCGTTTTTTTGCTTGAATTCGTTCAGCAGTCGGACCCCCAGGGCCCGATTATTTGAATAAAATTTCGAAAGTCCATCATTCA